AGCTTTAAATGCTTCCATAGCTTGTTCTTTTGTATACAACGGCACTTCGTTAAATCTATTTATTTCAGGATTCCATTCTTTATTTGTTGTCTCCCACTTATCGAATCTGCAGAATCTATCGTGTAATGTAAATAATAATTTGTTTTCTTTTGCAAATGTAATTAATTCTTGAGATAGTTGTCTAACAAATGGCACTCTACTATGATACTCGTTAAATAATTCTTTTGCTTGCCGCTGGTCAAGACCTAACTCTTTTTGTAGTTTTATTTTACCCATGCCATAGAACAGACCTAGGTTGATTGTTTTTGCCTGTTTCCTGGAGATATTAGCCATGTCAGCGACGATTTGATGAAAATCAGCATCATCCCTATCAAATTCTTCTTGCAAGCTCTCTGTGCCTGGTAGGCCCAGTTTTATAGCATAATGCACTACAATACGTGGTTCTTGTTGTGAGTAGTCAAAGCTACCCCATTTATGGCCTTCTTCTGGTATGAAGAGTTCTCTCATTTTTGCACCTATATAACCCTTTGCAGGTATTTGCTGTAGATTAGGATTAGACATACTAAATCTACCGGTGACCGTGCCGCCTGTGTCTGATCTTATTTGATTTATATCTGCGTGTATTCTACCTTCGTGTACATATTCTAACAATCCATCTATAAAAGTATTGACTGCTTTGTCATATTCTCTTGCTTTTGCAATCATACGTAAACATTTATTGTTATGTGTTTTTAAATAATTTTTTGGAAGTTGTGGCATTTTAGATTTTGGTGTGACTTTGTAATCTTTTATGCAAAGATGATCTAATAGTTTTTTAATAGACGCTGCAGCCCATATATCAACTTTTACCGTTGTAATATTTTCTATTGCTTTTATGATTTGATCTCTACGTTTTTTTAGATGTCTACCAAACAGGATAGCTTTTGACCGATCTATTCTAACGCCTTTAAATTTCATGTCAACTAAACATAAAAATAATTTAGTTTCTAATTCAAATATTTGTCTACAAGTCTTTTGCTCTCCGTCGTCTTTAGTGTATAATACTTCGTCAATTTTTTTATCAAATAACTTCCATAATTTGTAAGTCAGGTTTACATCTTGCTTTGCATATTCTTTTACAATGGATGCAGGAAGTTTATGCATGTTAGTCATCGGGTCCTTAACTGTGCCACCAGACCATTCTAATGTTTTTTGTTGTAGATCGTATTTGTATTTTTCTTCGTTAAGATAGTCTTTTGATAGTGCATCGAGCGAATATCTAAATCTATTTTCATCAATAACAGACGCGGCTATCATGGTATCAACGATTCTACCTTTAATCATCATGCCAGTTACTGCTCTTATCCAACAGACATCATACATCGCATTGTGAAATACTTTTGTAATATTTTCGTTTTGAAATATTTTATCGTTTAATACCTGCCATATTTTATTTATTCTTTCATAATCTATATCGGTATCGGAATGACGTAAGGGAAAGTATGCAAGATCATTACCTGTTGCAACAGCTATGCCACATATAAAACCATCTTTACGTATGGCACCTGATCCCTTTGTTTTAAGATTAGGATCATATGTTTCAATATCTATTGCGACTGTGTCTATACCTTTTAGATCTAAATCTTCTGGTGTATTACACATCGTAGTCTCTCTCCATAATCATCTCAATAAAATGTATCGCCTTTAATAAATCTTGTTTCTTTCCTTTATCTCGGTGACGAATAATATATTTTATAGCACAGCCTTCAGGATATAACAACTCGTTCTCAACTACAAACTTACTAGGTTGGATTTTATATTTTTGATAGTGTGATCCTCCGTGCTGTTTGTCCCAAACATTTTTCTTTTTCATTTTGCTCCTAACGTATATTTACCTTGTGACGCTATCGTCCAACAATCAAACTTACCTCTGCTGTACGCCACATATTTTAATCTTAGTTGTGTAAAATAATCTTCTAGTCTTGTTGTCGTTAAATCTACAATAACGTTATCAAAGGTTAAGCCTTTGACAGTATGAATGTTTGCATATTTTACTCTAACCTCTCCATCATTAAATCCTTTCTTTAAAATTTTTTTAATGTAGATAAGTCTTTTCTCATGGTCTTCTTTTTTACCCCTTTGTGTTCTAACTAAACAAAAGTCTGTCTCTTGTGGCGCTGTATCTTTTAAATATTTTTTCTCTATTAAATTGTATATAGTGTAGTCACGATCTATCCAATCTTCAAAAGTCTCTTTGCCTTTACCTCTAACTATAACTTTGCTCCCAAGATATTGCCAAAAATCTTTTATTTGTTTTAATGGCATGGGTGTGCCTTTGCAAAAATCTGGCCAAAGTTTATGACATTGTAATTCTTTTTTTGGTACGTGGGCCGTGTTCCCTACGTGTGCAAACTCGATCCCTTGTTGTTTAAAAAATTTTTTGACCCATGAATCCGATGGTTGGCCCCTATAAGTAAATAAAAAAGTTTCATTAGTATTATTTATTTTATCTAACAAAGTTTCCATAGCACTAGACCTTTTATACAAACTAGGTAAATGATAGTGATTGCCTACTACGTCTGTTGGTTTCCAGGTTCTTTCATACCCATAATATTCCCATATTGGTTTTATTATTCTTTTACACAAGGCGTTTATAGTTTTTCCACATCTATGCCCTTGATCTAATTGTTCTGCGTTTCGAGATAATTTGTGATAATAGTCTGCGTCTGATCCTGCAAACTCAAAAATAGTTTGATCAGCATCACCGACAAAATAATATTCTTTCGCCTTCGTAGACATTTTATCTAAAGCTTGCCTTTGTGGCACGTTGCTGTCCTGTGCCTCATCGACTATCAAAGCATCTATGTCTGGCTCTACAGCTTTGTCTATAAAATCCTGTATCATATCTGCGTAATCACAAACGTGATTGTCATGTTTGTATTGCGCATATGGAATTTCCATCTGTTCGATAGAGTTTAAACTATATGGTTTATATGAATTCTTATCACATGTCTTCCAATGTTCTTTTAAAGTTTTACCTCTGCCGTGTGCATCAGATAAATATTTATAAAACTTATGTTTATCTGCATTAAATTCTGATTCGTTTACTCTTTGTAAATTAAATAAAGAATCTATCATTGATAAGTTCTTGTGATCTTCATAACTAAATACCTCTTTACGTCCTACTAATTTGCTTTTACAATACGCATGTATCGTACAGATTTTATACTTCATAGCTTTTTTTGTAACACCATTCATCTCTGGTAGTTTAAGTATCTCATCTCTTATTTCATCAGCTGCAACGTTTGTATGTGATAATATTATTATTCTGTTGTAAGAATATTTTTTTAATAACTCTGTATACTTCTGTGTAATAAACATAGAAGTTTTACCTGTGCCTGGTGGTCCTGATATAAATTTAAGTTTTTCCATTTAATTTATATTCTTTGAGTTATCAATCCATTCATGTTTTTCTGCATCATAAACTAAAATGCCTAAATCTTTTTTAAGATCGTGACTTAAATTATCAATAATGTATAATAATTCTTTTTTTTCTATCGTGACTTGTTCTTGTCTACGATTATTAGTTTCAAATCCGTTAACATATACGCCACGTTTTCTTAATCTTAAAAAATTCTTATAAGCTTGAAATAATATAAATCCAGATCTGACAGAGATACCATATCTTCCACCTCTATTTGCGTCAGATGTTTGATAATATATTTCACCTGGATATATAGGATCATAAAACCTATCTAATTTTATAGTTCTTGCTTCCGTAATTCTAACGTTAGAACAAAAATCTGTTCCAAAACAAAATAAATTTAAAAGTTTTGATATGTGATAAGCATGTTCTGTTACATATTCATAGTCTTTATCATTTGGATCAAATCTTTTTGACGCTCTGTGTAAATAAAACCATTCGCTTCTTTCTCCAAAAATTCTTCTTTGATATTCTGTAGTAGCATAAACATTACTATTAATTTTTTTTAATTCACTAAATATATCTTCGTTTTCATCTCTTGAATAATGTGCTTTTATTTGTTCCTTAAAATCAAACAAAATTTCTTTTGGAACTTTTAGTTGTAGTCTTACTAAAATATGTTCGATTTTATTAAAATCAAACCACTCTCCTTTTATTCTGTGTTCTTTAAAATATCTGTGCCAATCTTTCTCATAACCTTTCAGATAGCCTATTATTTTTAAATCAATTGGTGAGGATGTATTCAAAGATGAAAATCTTTTTATTATACCTTCTTCCTTATCGCATTTACCTATTTTAACTCTTTTCAAATTACCCTCTTTTGCTAAAATAAAATAAACATAGTGAGGTTTTTCTTCTCTTTGTATTTCTATAGGTACATCTTTAAAATATTTTTTAGGTATTTGTTTCATCCTGAACCTCCTTATATTGACCTTCTATTATTAAATCGTCTTTATCAAGTTTTTGACCTGTTATACGCCATGATACACAAGACTTCTCACCATACTTGCCGTGATTCTTTTTTGCTTTTAATATATTTTGACACTTAATTACAAGATCAACTCTCGGTAAATTTATTTTTTGTTTTTGTAAATAATCTTCAAACTTATCAAGATTAAACTCTAAAATATTTTTTTGCATATTAAAGTAGGGTAAACCAAAGTATGCTAATTCTTTTTTATTTGTATATGCTTTTTCTTCAGAAATATAATTTTTAAAATGTTTTACAAACCTCAAATCTTCTTCTGCTTCCTCAACATAGTTATTTGATTTTTCTCTTGCTTCATATTTTCTACGCATTATTTCTTCAAAGTCGGCAGCTTTCATCTCTGGAATCCAAACTGAAGCTTTACTAATCACAGAATCGTAAAATAATTTTTTATTACGAAGTGTAGGGCCATCAACTGTAATTGTTTTTTCAACAGCTTCACCTTGCACTACGGCGTTTATTTTTACAAAATATCTATCGCTGCCATATTCTATTATTTGTCCAATAGATTGTTTTGCTTCTTCACTTGTAGCCTCTTGCACACCTATCCAACTAAATATAGTTGCGATTGTTTTTGTAGAGCACCCGATGACCTCTGCAAGTTTTGGCATACCAAATTTTCTATTTGCTTTTTTATGTGTAGTCCCTTTTTTATTTCTTTTATCTGCCTCTTCATCTTTTGCTGCAACAGCTATCTTGTAAACAAAATCATCTATCTCATCCACATTCCACTCCGTATGTTTTAACAACACACCTGCTACTGCTGTACAATAATCATCT